TATGACTTGATCTGTTTTAAAAGCTTTGATGAATTTCGCAAGATTGGTCGTTGCCCTACGGTCTTCAAAAGGGACTTGAAGATCGCTGACTACGACTATTTTTTTCATTCGTCGTCGTCTTCGTATTCCGTCGAGCCGATTTTATTTGGATCCACCGGCTCCGGCAAAATCCATCCCGGATAAGAATCTTTGTCGCTCAAAATGCCGAGTGCTAATTCGACTGAAAAACCAGCCTTTCTCAATGCTTTGTAATACTCATTGAGAGCAATGGCGTATTGTTCGAGAGCTGTGTAGTTATCTTCTCGAACCGTAGCTACGCGCCTTGATGACTTTCGTTTTTGGGCCATAGCATAATTGTAAAGGCTAGTCAATCAATTTTGAGTAAAGAGCGTCAAGTCGCAATTCGATTCTATTGACCTGATCTTTTAAGCTGGAGCCGCCATTGGGAGAAAACTCACGCATGACCGATCTGACCATAACGCGCACTACCGAATAGACGGCAGCCACTACACCAATGCAGCATGTAATGACGGCCGCCCATTCATTCGGACTCATTCCCCAGTAACTCCGAAACTTTTGTCATTTGGATTTAACCAACGCAAGATGACCGGTGCGACAGCTGCAACGCCAGCCATGAGCAGAGTCTTTGGATCCTGTACTCCGGCCATGTAAAGAGTCAAAGCTGCGGCCAAGAATGACCGTGCCCATGATGCTGCTACTTCTTTGGCTTTATCCATTTTTTGCCTTCTTTCTTTTGAGCGATCCCTGTTGTTGGAATTTCAAAATCTTGGAATTCACCTTTGTGTGGCACAAATTTTGGGAATCCAAATCCTACAATTTCTTTGCCTTCACCGTAATTGCGAACCTTGAGCATGACCATGCCGCCGTTGCGCTGATCTCCTGTGCCGGATGTGTTGCCTTCAATTGTTAGCACTTGATGATTGTCAAGAAGCTTCACGACAATGCCAATGTGCGAGATACGATCCACGCCGTCATGTGGAAAATCCATGAATGCTAAGCGACCGACCTGTGGCATGTTTGACCAACGGCTGATCTCTTTAAATTTATGAGCTCCGACAGCTGTTGAAACAACCGAGTGCATTTTGATTCCAGCTTGAGCAGCACACCAATTCACAAAAGATCCGCACCACGGCTGGCCGTCAAAGCCTGTAAATTTGCCGTACTTAGTAAGATTGTTGCCTTCTTCAATCGTGCCTAATTCAGCTGCGGCGATTTCAATAAAGCGTTGGATCGTACCTTCTGGATAATTCATTACTTGATAACCATTGGCTTTGGTGGCGTTGGATTCTTTTCAAATTCAATTTGTTCAAGTCGCATCACCGCCCAATCGTGTGCGGCTTGATTGTATTCTTCATCACTTAACAAAAAAGATTCACCGTTGATTGTTTGAGTCATTGTCGGATTTTCTTTTTTGCATTGTGCGATAAGTTCATCAAGTGTCATTTTTATCTCCTTATGAGTTTCTGTAAGAACCTTGAACGGTAAGCGTGTCAGTTGCAGCCCAAGTAAATGGAACACCTGCGTTGATGTCAGTTGAACTTGGATAAGTTGCAGAAACGTTCATGACTAGCAAGCGCACAGTATTGCCACCAATGTTGATGTTTGCTGATGAAGCCGAAAGAAATGTTGCTGAAACATCATAGTATTGACATAGCACGTTCATGTAATCGAATGTCGTGTATCCAACTGGTGTTGTTGGTAAACCTAAATCAACCGCTGCGGTGAAAGAAGTTGTAGAACCAAACGTGACTTTTACGCGGAAGAAAGTGGTATCAGCAATTTGGCAATACTGTGCAAGTGTTGTCGCATTGCCTAAAGTTAATCCTGTAAATGAAGGCGTGAAATTTGTCCAAAGTCCTGCGTATTTTAATCCTGTTGCTTGCGCTGAATCTGCCGTAAGTAGAGCGTTATTAGATCCGACTGCTAGACGCGCGAATGCGTCCGCACCTGTGCCAGCGACAAGATCACCTTTAGCATCAATCGCTGTTGCCATTGAGTTTGTGATTGTTACAGCACCGGATGTACCACCGCCTGAGATACCTGTGCCAGCCGTAACAGCGGTTATGTCACCAACATCATTTGTGATCCATGTGAAATCCATGTCCGTGTTTGATGCTTTTGAAAGAATTTGGCCAGTTGTGCCGCCTTCTAAATCGACCAATGAAGCATCAATGGCATCGCCAAGAGCTTCAATTGCTGTTGCGCCATCTTTGACAAGATCGGTGCTCGTTGGCACCGGCCAGCCAAAATTGGGAGTTGTTGTTGCCATTTATGCCACCGATCCGATCGCGTCTTCCCATGTGAGTGTAGGGCTGAGTGTACTAAAAGACTCACTTGCAGACACTTGATTCCATCGGAGTGTCACTTGAGAGAATTCGATTGGTGATGCATTGATGACCACCGAGAGGGCATTGTAAGAAGCTCTAAAAGTCCAGCCCTCGACATAGCCTTGAAAGCTTGAGTCCACAATGTTCGGCGGTAGATCCGTGACTTCCAATGGCAAGCCCATGAAGATGTTGAGAAGCGCATCGCGATCGCTGTCATCGATTTCCGGTGATCCCAATGGAAACTCAATTGAATCAAAGAATGCTCGCGGATAGGCTTTGAGTTGTAAGCGTCTAGCTGCCACGGATGCAGCTTGTGTGGCATCGTGGAGATTGGTATCAAAGATTTCAGCAAATTTGCCGTACTCTGAAATTGAAGCCAAATCGCTAACCGTCAATGTAGAGCTTGATCCATAATTCAAAGTGATGTAATTACGCACATCGCCGGAGCGAGTGATTGATCGCAAGCCAATGCCAATGGCGTTATTTGCTGAGACGGTTGTGTATCCGTTAGCCGATAGATAAGTCTGTCTATGTAAAGCGTCGGCATAACCGATTCGACCAGATGAGTCCTCGTATAAATAACCGAGTCCGGATTCAGCAATTTGTGATGCCAATGTGTAGCTTGATACCGGATCGGCTCCACGATTGACCATCTCGTATTGTCCAGGCTGATCGATCTCACCAAGTCCCACATTTTCAGCGTTGGCCCATGTTGTCGTCGGATAATAATTGGCCCATGTTAAAGCTGGAGCAACTTCATTCCAATTGTTTAAAAGTAGATCTGAAAGAATGTTGTAAACCTGAGTTCCATCGTAAGCTCTGGCCAAAGCAATGTCCCAGTTAGATCGAGCAAGTTTTGACAAGGCTCCAAGAGCTGTAATTCTGGCCGTTGTTACATAGCCAATTGATCCAGATGATTGCACCGAGATTTCGAGATCTGAGATAAATCCACCGTACAGATCCACATAAGTGCCAACAGAATTCTTGATCGAGATGAGGATGTCTGTGCCCACGGTAAATGGATACGAATCATTCTCAAAATTGATGAGCTCGACATAAGCGTATCCGGCCACAGGTTGTTCATAGATTGATGTACGGCCGGATGTGATGTTGAGATTGGCAATGGTGTTTGAGCTGTAATCAATGCCATCAATCAGGATCCGCCATTCAGGCTCCCAAAGCGTCACGATGCAAAGGCTCCTGCGCCCAATGTGCCGCGATAGCTTGAGTTGTTAAGGACATTGATGATTGTGCGAGCTGTGCCCTCTGGATCAATCGCGCCATTTACGGTGATGTTAAAGACCGCAGCTGCGCCGCCACCTAAGCGATTATTTGGGATGATGTTTCCGCTGCCAGATGGTGTGAAGAGCTCTGGCCCACGCTCTCCAACAAGGTAAGTCGTACCACCGGATACAGGCCCACCGGTAGCTTTACCGCCGCCAAAAATGTTATCAATGATGTTGCCGAGCCCTGAAACCAAAGGATTGTTTTTTACCAAATTGATGAAGGCTTTGACCTTATCAATGACATCATCAAAGAATCCAACAAGTTTTGAAACAGCTGTAATGACAGCTCCAATTGCTGTGCCCACGACTTCAAATGCAACCTTAAGAACTGTGCCTATTGCTGGCCCTAGTGTGTCTCTGGCAAATGTGGCAAGGCTCTTGAATAGTGTGAACAACGGTTGCAGATCCGCTTCATTGTCTGAGATTGCTTTGCTGACTATGCCGAAAGCTGTTGAGATCCCTTTGATTGCTGGGCCAAAGATGCTGGCAAAAAATGGTACAAGATAATCGGCAAGAAAACCGTATAGAGCTTTAAACGCTGGAATAACAAAATCGACTAGAACTCCCTTGATGGCATTCATTGGATCTTTAAGATCCTTGCCAAGAGATTCTGACATCTTTGAAAGTGCTGGGATTACCTTGTCCACAAAACCTGAAACAAGCGGCGTAATGGCATCAAGGATAAATGAGCCGACTGTTTCTTTGCCTTCGTTGAAAGCTTCTGAAAGTCTGAGCATTTTGCCTTGAAATGTGTCTGCCTTTGCAGATGCCTGATTTTCAAAAGTATCTGCAAGCTTCTTTGTGATCTCGTCCATTGAGAGCGTTTTAAGTTGTGCGGCAGATAATCCCACACCTAACTTAGCAAGAGAGGCTGTGCTGCCTTCCTGTGCCTTAGCAAGGGCATTTGTGACGGCCTCAAGCGACTTACCGCTACCGGCTGAAATGTCTAAAGCTAATGTCTGAAGTTTTATTGCTCGATCGACATCTCCCGTGGCCCGAGCCAACCTTTCAAGCGATGGCCTCAAATCCGTGTCCGTAACACCGAAAGCAAGCTGTGTTTTTGAAATGTAAGCTTCTGTCGCTTTTACTTGAGCTGTGGTTGCTCCGGTAACATTTTGTAATGTGAGCTGCAATTTCTTCTGTGCAGCTTCATCGGCAATGGCAGATCTAACACCATCAATTGCCAGCTTGCCAGCGTAGGCCACAGCTGCGACGGATGCAGCTGCAAAAGCGGCAGCGGCTACCTTTCCAAATTTACCAATGCGATCTGAGAATCCTTCAACCTCTTTTTGTGCGCCATTGACGCCTTTTTTTAATTCATCAAAGTCGGCATCAAAGGTTATCTTTACTTTTGGAATTCCGGCCATTAGTCCAACCTCAAATCATTAATGACGCCTTGAATCATTGAGATGTATTCCTTCGCAACAATTGGTGTGTAGTAATCAACCGCTGGAGCGATCCAGTATCCGCGCTTATTGCGTGGAGCTTTAAATCTTCCTGTGTAGGCACGACCGATTGAATCCACGCCCGGGCCCGATCCGTATTCTGTGCCCCACAAAAGCGCACCGGCTGGAGCTGCACTTTGACGGACTTTATTGCCTTTGCCGCTCTTGCTGGATTCTCCGCCGTACTTTCGGCCGACCTTCTTTGGGCCACCGATGTCCACACGAATCAATCGATCTCGCTTTGCAGCAATAGTCTGTGCAACCAACTTTGTCTGTGGAGCTGGAGCACTATGGGAAAACATCATCAATTGACCGGCTAGTCGTTGAGATAATCCCATCGCTTTATCGCGTACAACATTTTGTGTTTCTTTATCAAGCTTGTTGAGAGTCTGGATCAAATTCTTTAATTGAGCAGGTTCAACTTCGATGCTATAAACACCTTGCTTACCTGCCATTTCGATTCTCCAAAATCTCGAGTGCTGTTAAAACCTGCTCCGCCGTCTGCCAACTTTCCATCGGGATGTGAGTCGCGATGGCCAGCTCAACAAGTAGTCGATTTAAGCTTCCGACGGGATAACTTTTGGGCTATCCGATCCAGCCTCTACATCCGCAACGGTTTCAATCCAAGCTTCATAAGGCTTGATCGCTTTGCCGGCTGACTCACGCTTCATCGCGTTATACGCCAAGAAGAGTAAATCGCTGACTCCCATTGAGTCCGCTTGCTGGATAGTTTTGCCGAACTTTGATTCCCATTTTGACCACTCCGGTGGAGCTGCAACATAGGTTGCAGACTCCCCAGAGAAGTATTCAATTGTGATGTTGAGTTTCATTTTTGCTCCCGATTCTTTTCTTAACTAAATGTCTCTGTTGGTGTTCCAACAACTTGGAATGACATTGTGACGGTTTGCGCGCCCGGAGCTGATCCGCCCACGCTTGGGAATACCGGCAAAATGTTGCATGCAAAGACCGCGCCTGTTGCGCCTGTCAATGATGCAGCGAGTGTTGTGTTTGGTGCTGTTTCGCATGCTGTCCAAAGTGATTCACAAAGTGATCCAGTAGCTCCCCAGTCTGCAAGCATTTCAACATCGAGAGTCCAAGAATCATCGATCGCCTTGTAAGCGCGGCCATCAAGAGTTTGGTATGTCTCAATTGTGTGTTCATTTGTAAGTGTGACGCTTGTTGCTTGTGCGTCGTAGGAAACTGTCGCGATCGTCAAAGTCAGATCGCGTCCAGTTATGACGGTCGTTGGCACAGTATTTCTCCTTAGTTTGTTTGAGTGTAATAGGTTGATACTTCAATCTCGCAAGCGAGAATTTCAGAAGCACCGATTTGGACTGGGATTGGATTAGACACATTTCCCAATGTGTAGTTTGCCGGCAATGCCGCCAAAATGCTTATTGTGAGTTGTTCGATGTTATCGAGTGCAGCTGCGTTGGAATACATCGCAACGCCAAGAGTGATGACAAGATTGACTTTTACTTTGACGGCAGCTTTACCAATCAACACGGTTTCAAGATACGGTGCAGCTGGGACGATTGCTGCAAAAGGAACCATTGGTGCTTCCGGAACAGTATCATAAACATTAGCCGCTACGGATGTGATTGCTGTTTTAAGAGCTCCGCGAACATCAACCGCGATGGATGAGGCTGGCATTATTGACAAATCGTTTCGACATCTAAAAATGGCTGTAAGAGAGCCGACACGCGATTTGTGAGACTTCTTCCCATCCTGTATGGCGTACTAGCAAAATCGAGCCCTTCGATCTGCCCACCGGCAGCGATTCGACTTTGAAAGATTTCAATGCAGATCGCATACATAGCAGATTCAATCGCCGGTGTTGCTGCGTAAAGTGTTGCAGCTGAATAGCCTGAAAGCGTTGCTGTGCCATTTGGAATGATCTGTCGCTTTGTAACATCGGCATTTGTTAGAGCTGCCGTGAAGTAATAATCGGCTACATCAACAACTGTGAAAGTTGCTGAAAATGGTGATGGTAATCCTGCAACGATAACAGATTGACCTGCAACAAAATTGTGAACTCTTGGGCAATAAAAATACGCCACATTTAATTCTAATTTGTAAGCATCAACGGCGGATTGATTTGCCACAAGAAGCGGCAAGATCACAGATTCTCCCGAATCGATTATCTGTTCAAGATAAGCGTCATTGTAAAGAGAAGAGCTCACACCTAAAACAGATCGCAACTGTGCAGCTGTGATGACGGATGGCATGAGCTCTTCCCTTCTACGGCTGGCCTAGCTCGGGAGCGAACTAGGCCATGATTGATTGTTAGTTATTTATCAGGTCTTGTTTACGCCAAACGCTCCCGCACCAATTTTGGTTGCGATTGCGCCATAGCCATACATTGCCACCAAAATTTCGCCTGAAGCAATTACATCGGCACGAAGTTGGTAAGTTGGTGATTCATACCATGTGTAAGCGGTTGGATTGATGATCAAGATTGAGTCATCCTTATCCTCATTGTTTGCTGTTGGAACATTTGCAGAAACAAAGAGATCAAGTCCAGCGACATTCCCGCGGATTGAATCTGGACGCACGACGCCACCAGCATTTGAAGGCTGTGCCGCCATGTAAATTGGACGGCCACTCTCATTGAGTGTCATCAAATTTGCCCATTGTGAAGTGTTCATCAAGATGTTGCGAGCAAAGCCCTGTGTGTTTGTGTAAACGGATGCTGCGCCGCGTGATACAACACCAAGCAACTCTGAAGCTGTTGGATAAGTTGTGATTGATGTTGAATCTGCTGTCGCGCCTGATGCAAGTGCTGTGTAAACAGCCTTATCTGTTGCAGCTGCGTACTGTGCTGCCATGTTGTTCATCAATTCCTGAATAAATAATGGTGATGAACGATCAAAAAGCTCAACTGAGAATTGCTGTTGTCCAGCATACTTTTTAACTGAAACTGTGACATAAGATGATGCCTGATCAGTATTTGACGGCCCACCGGCTTCAGCTGTTTCTGCAACTGTTGGCAGCGTTGTGATCTTTGGAATCTCAAAGCTCATTCCAGCGTCAGGCAATGTGCCTGTGCTAATTGCATCAATGGCTGAACGAGTGTTATTAGCAAGGCCGTTGATGACTGTTGTGAGCTGGCGTGTTGGGATCAAACCAGCATTGTCTGTTGTATCTGCCGCAGCTAATACATACTGACGAGCATCTTCGTTTCCAAGTGATGCTTTGATTGTGTTTTCGAGCAACTTCACGGATGTGAACTCTAAGCGTGGCTTTGAAGTCCATCCTCCGACAGCTGGTTTTGCGTTAGCTGTTACTGACTGAGCAGCTTCTACCGTCTCGACGGTATCCGCGTTTGTGACGGTGTTGTCCACTTCGTCTCCTTCTGTTGTTGGTGTTTCCTCTGCATCGACTGTCGATTCAGAATCTTTTGGTGTTTCTTCGGCTTCTGTTGCAGCTACTTCTGCGACGCGAGCTGATCGCACCGCCGGCTCTGTAACAAGTGCAACTCCTGTGAGTTCTCCTGCAAGTACGCGCATTGATCCATCTTTTTCCATCGTGTATTCATCCACGGCCAATTCAATTGAGAAGCCATCGCGTAGTCCGCTCATTGCTTCTTCAAGTGCATCGGATCCGGCTGTCGTGTTAGCAATTTTGAATGTTGCATCGATTGAATCTTCATTGACTGTCATTGACAATGTTTTGCCAATTGGTCGTGTGCGATCGTGCTCAAGATTGAGCTTTACATCTGCCGGAGCGACAGAATCTTTTGCAAAGATTACTTTCCCGGTTGATGCATTTGCCACTTCTTCAAATGCAACGATGCGACCTGTGATTGTGCGCGCTGTTGAATCAGCCGCCGTGATTGTCATTGGTGTTGTGATTTTCATAGCAGCATGTCTTCTTCCTCGCGTATTTCATCGACCGACATTGCGCCGATACGATTTAAGATTTCATAAACCTGCGCGCGCTCGCTTGGATTGCCACGCAAGAAGTCATCAAGATCAAATTTTACTTCATTGCCAAGCGATGTAAAATCTTGGAATGATAAACGCTCTTCAATGATTGACATGTAATTTCTAAAAGCAAAATCAACCAGGTCGCGCCTCTTTTCCAAAGCGTTGGAGTAAGTGAAGCTCGATTGCTGTGAATCGGTGAAGTACGCTGGCAATCCGCAAGCGCGAGACAATTCGAG